GATGCTGTCGAGCCTGAAGAAGACTCTTTCTCGCCCCCCACGGTCACTCCCTCGAGGCTACCTTCGGTTCGTCCAGCAGGAAGTTCGTAAGATCTTTCCTGTCGGATGGGACCGGGGCCTCTATGAGGACCACGTCGTCACCACCTCACCTCCCCTTTCTTCTTGTACTGAGAATCCCCGTTCCGAGGGCGGCTCATTGGGTTCCGGTATGGATCATTTCTCTTTCCTTCAGGCTTGCCTGGAAGACGTTGAATTTGATCTTGATTGCCGGGCAAAAATGATCGTCGTCCAGTCGGCTGGTAAGCCTCGCGCTTTGAGCAAGTTTTCTTCCGATGTTCTCTGTCTACGGCCTCTTCATAAGGCTGTCTACGACAGATTATCTCGAGAATCTTGGCTCAATCGAGGCGATGTTACCACCGACGGATTGGCTGATTTTAGGTATGTTGAAGGGGAGGGCCTCACCTCTGGTGATTACAAGTCCGCTACCGACAACCTCAGTATTGAGGTTGCGGAGATGATCCTTGCCACTATTCTGACTTCTACGGTTTCTGTACCGCAGTCGGTCATGAAGGGCGCGTTGGACATTTTGCGGCCTAACTTGTATAACCTTGAAAACGCTATTGATTTCTCGCCCCGCGTTGGTCAAATGATGGGATCGTATCTCTCCTTTCCACTTTTATGCATTCAGAACCGAATGGCATTTTTGTGGGCAGGGGGTCGCGGTCTACCGTGTAAGATCAACGGTGACGACATCCTTTTCCGTTCTAAACCTGAGTTCTCTCAGCTTTGGATGGAGACGGTGTCGTCTTTGGGTCTTGAAGTCGAGCGGACAAAAACGAGTGTGTCGGCCGAATACGGCTCTTTAAACTCAACTTTAGTAGTACGCGAAAAAGGAAAGTATAAAGTTCGCCAGACTCTTCGGTTCGGCATGCTTAGGGAATGTGATGACATCACTTCACTCTGTAAGACTTACGATGATTTCCTTCGAGGAATCCACGGATCTCACAGGTTCCGTGCTGGCTTTGAGTTCTTTCGATGGCATTTGCCCTCTCTTAAGGCTTATCGGGTCAGTACGCTGGAACTTGGTTTCCGCGGTGACCTTGCGTGGCGATTGACGCGTAAGTGGAACCTTCGTTTGGATCGACCTTCCGAGGTCTTGCCTAGTTTAGGTCCCGATCACAACGTAGTCGTCCCTCGAGATGGCTGCACATTTGTTGACCCGGATACGATTAGTAAAGACGATAGGAAAGTTAGTGCAATGGAGCTTGCGGCGTGGAAGTGGAGCGTGGAATTCGCCTCCCGTCAGAAACGATCTGACCTTGAGTTTAAGCTTAAGATGTCTTTAATAAGGCCTACTGCGC